TGTCGGTCCTGTTGGAGTGGTTTTGCCCTGTCCGCAACTGGAAGATGGAAAATGATTTATGGCACCACCCGCGAAAGTATCTTGTGCCGCTGATGATGTTTCTAATGGCAGGGTTGATCGGTATGTGGTCTGCAGGTATATGAGTTTCACTCTGCGTTGTCATAGCTGAAGTTTTAAGTCTGTCATTTGTCGTAAGGAGGATATAGCACTATGAAGAATACAAAACGCTGTCCGAAATGCAGCTCACAAAATATTGTCCGGGTTCCCGATCACCAAAACCGTCATGCCAGCGGGAACAATATTTATACTTCGACTTTTACATTGATGAAAAAAATACCGGTGATACGCTATGTCTGCTGCGATTGCGGATATGTGGAAAACTGGGTGGAAGCAGGGAGAGAACGTGACGAGATCAGGCGTACCTTTGGATCATGAAAGGAGGGCTGCAAAATGGAAAGCGTGATCCTGCAAACACACGGAATATCCGTGAAATACGGTAATTTCCCTGCTCTTGATGATGTAAGCATTTGTCTCAAACATAAGCATATCTACGGCTTTATCGGCGAGAACGGCGCTGGTAAGACCACATTGATGAAGGTGCTCACGGGGCTGCTTTACCCGACAAGCGGCACCTTTTCACTGTTCGGGAAGAGCAGACCATGCGACATTCTGAAAATGCGCCGGCAGATCGGCAGTACCATTGAAGCTCCTGTCCTTTATCCGGAATACTCTGCTTACCGTAACCTTGAATTGCAGCGTATCCTGATCGGCAATCCCGACAAGGAAATATGTGATAAGCTGCTTGAAATGGTGGGACTGACCGAGGTTCGAGATAAGAGAGCAGGAACATTCTCTATGGGCATGAAGCAAAGACTTAGCATAGCAATGGCTCTTGTCGGTAAGCCGAGGCTGCTTATACTTGACGAGCCGATAAACGGTCTTGATCCTAAAAACATATCCGAACTGCGCAGCTTGCTCAAAAGGCTGAATGAGGAAAATGACGTGACACTGTTCCTGTCAAGTCATATCCTTAACGAACTTTATCTGCTTGCCACTGATTATTATATTATCCATAAGGGGAGGATAATTAAGTCGATCACCCATGATGAACTTGACGAAAAACTTTCCGTTACGGGGCAAAGCCTTGAAGAATACTTCCTTAGCATTACGGGAGGTGACAGCAATGTATAATCAGCTAATCATTGAAAAATACAAAGCGAAAAGATTTATTATCATGTATCTTGCGGCGGTTGTTCTTGCAGCAGCAGGATTTTTCCTTGGACTTCTTAAACTCCCGGAAAATCTTGATACAGCAACGGTGTTTTCTCTTTCGATTTGCGATACATCTTTTATGTTTATCATTTCACTTGTTGCAGCTTGGTTTGCTGGAAATGATTTTCTAAACCGAACGATACATAATGAGATAAAGGCAGGGTACAGCCGTTTTTCAATATTTATTGCAAGAACTGTTACTACCGTTATCATGGCAGTGCTGCTTCATTTAACCTATGTTTTTGCAACAGTTATTGGATTTGCTGTTAAGTACAGGTTTGACACCAGTATATTTTCTGTAACGGATTTTGTTTGGCTGCTGGTTGTCATATTGCAGATATGTGCTAACATCTGTATCGTTATGTTTATTGTCTTTGCCCTCAGAAAAGTTACATCGGGAATAGCTGTAACAGTTGTGTTCAGCTTTGTGTCCTGCAATATCCTTAGAAACTTCATCAGCGAGAGTGTTTTCCGGCTGACATGTTTTAGCCTTGCACAAACGAGCGATAACAGAACACTTGCATTATCGGCGGTGTTTGCAGCAGTGGTGATCGTTATTTCACTGACAGCAACACACTTAGTTTTCAGAAAAGCCGAGATAAAATAAGGATTTCAGCAATGACACTACTGTTGTTTTCTTGATTATATCGGAGCATAGTTTGTATTGAATATAGCGGTAAACAGTGTATATCTAATTAGCTGGCAAATATGGCATGGCGGCGTAAATAGTACAGAAATCATTACTGCGCTTATGCAATCAAAGAATTGCAAGAGCATGGTGTTATAGTGAAAATATGCTATGGCTATTTTTGCGATTACCAATCAAAAAATATCAGAATATTGAGAGCACTATCTTATTGTTCTTGAATAAGAATATGTTATTACAAAAATAAACAAATACGCAGGAGGTGATGACATGGAAAAAATAGCAATGCTCGATATATCAGAAAGTGGTCGGCAAATTGGTAAAAAATTGTTTGCTGTTCTTGAATCTAAACAGAAGAAAGAATTAACGCAATATATTTTTGAACGAGATAAACAAAGTGATGTTGATAACCCCGTTGTCATTACCCCTAATCATGATTCATCGGAACATCAGGGATACCCTTTGACGAAGATTTACGAAGGCGATCTGTTTTTTTGTCTGGAACAAAGGATAGTCTGTGTGCAAGATCAGAAAATCGATTTAACTGCAAAAGAGTTTGACCTTCTCGCCCTGTTGATACGCAATCCGGGGCGGGTATTTACATTTGAAATGATTATGGATTTGGTCTGGAATGAGGAAGATTCTTTTTATTCCCGGAAGGTCATTATCAACCATGCCAGTAATCTGCGAAAGAAATTGAGAATTTCTGATGCGGTGCCGGATTATATAAAAAGTATACGTGGCGTAGGTTATAAATTTGACAGTGACTGCCGTGGGACAACATAGACAGACAGTTATGGGTGTGTATCTGTGATTTCAGGTACACACTTTTTTCTGCTTTAATGTGTCGGGATATGGGAGAATTTGCGGCCATAATGATTGTAGCGAGGCTGTACCGAGGCAAAGGCTTGGTGTTCGTTCTGTATAATATCGCCCAATAAGATAGGAGGCTGTTAACAGGCGCAGTTATCGTTCCTCCTGGTTTGGGAGGATATAGGGATGCTGTCGAAAGGTTCCGGGAGGCGGAAGCGCTGTCCTGTATGTGATGTTTTATTTGCCGTAGTCCATATATTGTGGATTACGGCATTTTTTGTTTCGACAGAAAAAGATATTTTCCAACAGTGTCCTTCTGTTTTTCTGAAATATGGCTGTATAGGTGTACCTGCTATTTTAGGGGTACGCCTTTTTATATTATTCTGCGGTACCGGTAAGGGCAATGTCCCAGGATGCCGCTCCCCACCCTCTGATTTCGATTTTGCCAGTCAACTAAAAAATCGAAATTGGAGGAATTACCCATGAAAAAAATCAATCTGCGGGAGTATTACCCGCTTTATACGCAGGACACGATTGTTGAAGTACCGGACGAGGTGGCTGATCTGCTCCGGGAATATAAGTTGGCGGAAGCCGCCTATTTCCTGCGTACATATCGGCACAAAGCATATTTTTCTCTGGATTATGACGTGAACGTTGAGCGGGATGTTCTAATGGCTGCGTTGTCGCCTCTTGATATTCTGGAACAGAAAGAAGAAAATATCCGGCTGTATCGGGTGCTTGCTTCTTTGCCGGAGAAACAGAAAAACCGGATTTATGCACATTATTTTCTTGGCATGAGCAAAGCAGATATTGCAAAAGCGGAAGGCACTCATAAGAGCAGAATCACCCGCTCTATCAACGCTGGTTTGCACAGCCTGGAAAAAATTTTGAAAAAATTTCCTGACAGACGGCAACTTTAACCTCAAAAATGAAATGAATAATAGAGGGACATATTTATCCGGCGGGACAAGCCTGGCGGGTGTGGCCGTACAGCATATGCTCCGGCCCGCCCCAACTGAAAAACTGTCATAACTGCCACGCCCCTCGCTTGCTCCTTGACAACCGAATACACGCTGTTACAGGTACTTCATTCTGTGTTCCGAGCGGCAGATGGGGCGGCGCGGTGACAGGCGGCCTAAGGAGGTGATGAATCCAGGCTGTCCGAGCGGTAAACGCAACCCACGAAACCGGCTGTGGCAGGCCGGACGCGACAACGGCACAGATCACAATGGTACTTCCTCACGGCTCCCTAAAGACTTGGGGAGAGTTCCTGCGGCGTGCGCCTGCTCTGGCAAAGCGGCGGCGTATGCGGGGCTATGATGCGGCGACGCTATCCGCAGCCTGTAACAGCCCCGCCTTGTTCGTGCAGGGCCTGCCGGGGGGCGTGGCAAATACGGCAGATGATCGAAATCAGATACAATGGGCCGGGTCTGTGACTGTAAGAGCGCAGGCCCGACTTATTCATGTGGTTTCGATAGCCAGAAATTTTCAGGAAGGAGTTGGTATTATGGAGAATACGGTTGTTGCCGGCAGGACCGGCGCACTGGTGGACATCCGGGAGGTTGCCGTTGATAAGGAGCTTTCCCGTGAGGAACGGATCGCCGAATTTGTACGGCAGATCAAAGACCCTTACCGCTTCAAATGCGGGCGGTTCACCGTACAGGCCAGCTTTGCCGCAGGCGGCGCCACCCTGGAGGAATGTATCAAGGGAATCTTACGGTGAGCCGGATTATTTTAGGAAAAGGGCTGACTTTCCCGCAGGGGCGTGGTACAATAAGAACTGGAAAAGGAATTGAATACGGCACAGCCACACTTCTTGGATTGCGGGGATTTTTCTGCGCAACGAAAGGAGTGTTTTTTTATGCAGGTTTACAAAGCCATTAAGTACATCCGTCTTTCTTATACCGATGATAAGACGGTGGAAAGCGACAGCGTCGCCAACCAGCGGCGGCTGATTGATGATTATATTGCCCGGCACCCGGAGATTGAAGTCGTGGCAGAAAAGATTGACGACGGTTACAGCGGGGTCCTCTTTGACCGCCCGGCATTTCAGGAAATGATGCGGATGATCGAGCAGGGCGAGGCCAACTGTGTGATCGTCAAAGACCTCTCCCGCCTGGGTCGTGAATACATAGAGACCGGCCGCTATATGCGCCGGGTATTTCCGGCCTACGGCGTCCGCTTTATCGCCATCAACGATAACGTGGACACAGAGAATGACGCTGCCGACGATCTCACGGTTTCGGTAAAAAATATTATGAACGAGGCATACAGCCGAGACATTTCCGTCAAGACCCGGAGCGCCCTGGATGTGAAACGGCGCAGCGGTGATTTTGTGGGTGCGTTTCCCATCTACGGATATATAAAAGCCGGTGATAAGCACAAGAGCCTGGAAATTGACGAATACGCCGCTAACGTGGTGCGGGATATTTTCAGAAAGCGGCTGGAGGGGTTCAGCGCTTCCCATATTGCGGACGAACTGAACCGCATGGGCATTCTCTCACCGCTGGCTTATAAGCGCAACAATGGGATGCCCCACGCCAAAGGCGGCTATACGGACCGTAAAGATTGTAAATGGTCTGCCACAACGATCATCCGCATTTTGCAGGATGAAACCTATACCGGAACGCTGGTACAGGGAAAACAGACCACGCCCCACTTCAAGCTGAAAGAACGTGAGGACAGACCTTCCTCTGAATGGGTCCGTGTAGAGGGTACCCATGAGGCGATCATCCAGAAACATGATTTTGACCTGGTGCAGCGCCTCCGCAGGATTGATACCCGGACATCTCCAAAATCGGATAAAGTCTACCTGTTCTCCGGCATTTTGATCTGCGGCTGCTGCGGCTGCCGTATGACGCGCAAGACCAACCGCTATAAGGATAAGGAATACCACTACTACTATTGTCCTACCGGCAAAAAGAACGGGTGTAAATCTTCTGTCATGTTGAAAGAGTCCGACCTGATCGAGTGCGTGCAGGGCAGCCTGAAAGGGCATATTGAAAATGTGGCTTCCCTGGATGCGCTGCTGTCCAGTATCAGCCAGGAGCGGATCAACCGGGAACTGGCCCAGGAATACGCCGGGCAGATCAAAGCAAATGAGAAACGTATGGCGCAGGTTGAGGGTTTCAAGGCAAAACTCTATGAAAACCTGGTGAGCGGGATTCTCACCAAAGAAGAATTCCTCTCCTATAAGCGGAAATACAATGCAGATATTGAACTGCTGCAGAAAGCGGTTGCCGAGTGGAACGAAAAGCTGACGGACGTACTGGAGAACCGCAGCGAGCGGAACCGCTGGATCAACCACTTTATGCAATTCTCCACGATGGAGGAAATTGACCGGAGGGCGGTCATGCAGCTTATCCGCAGCATACGGGTAATGGGGAAAGACGAGCTGCACATTGAATTTAATTACCAGGATGAATACCAGAAAGCGGTTTCCCTGGCGGAACAGATTGCCGTACAGGGCAAAGAAAGGAAGGTGGGCTAAATGGCAAGAAAGAGCAGGAAACAGAGGTTGGCTCCCATGCCGGCCCCGTCCTTATATGTGCATGTGGCGCTCTATATCCGTCTTTCTGTGGAGGATAATAAAAAGCGGGGCTGTTCGGTGGAAAACCAAAAGCTGGTGTTGAATGATTTCCTTGCGGACAAACCGGATTTCGTTGTCTATGATACCTATATCGACAATGGGGCGACGGGCACGAACTTCCACCGCCCCGGTTTCCAGCAGATGCTTTCTGATATCGAGGCGGGCCATATTGACTGTGTGATTGTCAAGGACCTCTCCCGGTTGGGACGGAATTCCATTGATACCGGTTATTATATCGAACAGTATTTCCATACCCACAACGTCCGTTTTATTGCGGTCACGGACCAGTTTGACACGGCAGACCCCGGCAGCCTCCACAGCGGTATTATGCTTCCCCTGAAAAATATGATAAACGAGGCTTACGCATTGGACATTGGCAGAAAGATCAAGGCCCAGGCAAGGCAGGCCATGAAAGACGGCGATTATATCGGCGCACGGGCGCCCTACGGCTACCGCAAAGACCCGGACAACTGCCATAAACTGCTGATCGATGAAGATACCGCCCCTGTCGTAAGGCAGATTTTTGAGTGGGCGCATGGGCATGTGGCGCTGAACCGTATCGTCCGCAACCTGAATGAAATGGGGATCACAGCGCCCAGCCATTACAAAAAATCCACCGGGGAGATCACCAGCCCTGGCCTGATCGGGAGCGGGAAATGGCAGACACGCACCGTAATGAAGATTCTGGAAAGCGAGGTCTACACCGGCGATCTGGTGCAGGGAAAGACAAAGATTGTGGACCATCAGCAGGTTAAGGCCGGGGAGGACAACCTGATTATTGCAAAATGCACCCATGAGCCGATCATCAGTTATGAGCTCTTTACAGCGGTGCAGGAATACCGGAAACAAATCTGTGAGGAAAGCCGGGCGGTCCCAAAGCGGCCCTACACCCCAAACATTTTCAAGGGGAAGGTGTTCTGTGCCGACTGCGGCAGGAGCCTCCACCGGCAGCGCGCCGAGCGCAAGAAAGGGCCGGATGTTTACTGGTTCCACTGCCTCACCAACAGCCGTGTGGCAAAGGATAGCTGTAAAGGCGTGATGATGCAGGAAACGGAGCTTATCGCCACGGTCACAGCTATTCTGGAAAAAGAGCTGTCTGTTGCCCTGGGAATGTCCCTCCCCCTCTTTCAGCTGGAGGCAAAACAGAAAAAGGACAAAGACAGGCTGAAAACCCAGATGTCGGCCAGGCGGCAGGAAACCGAAAAGAAACGCCGGCTGATCCGCGGACTGTATGAGAACTTCGTCCAGGGTATCTTAACAAACGAGGAATACTTTGAGCTGAAAGCGGATTATGAGGAATCCATCCGTACACTGTCCGGCGAGATTGAGGCGCTTGAAAAAGATATGGACGCCCTGGACAGCCGGCTTGTGCGCTACCGGGCAATGGAAAAGGATGCGAAATCGCTGACACAAGACCATGCGCTTACGGCAGAACTGATTGACCGGCTGATTGAGCGGATCGAAATCGACCATGAGCGGAATATCCATGTAACTTTCCGCTTCAAGAGTGAATTCCAGGGAAAGGCGGTGGAACCATGCACAAAAAATATGTGATCGCCCTTTATATCCGCCTGTCCGTGGAGGACTTTAAGACCGAGAGTTTGAGTATTCCCAACCAAAAGCTGATCCTCCGGGAAAAGGCCATGTCGCTGCCGGAATGGGATAACGGCGAAGTGCTGGAATTTGTTGATAACGGCCATACGGGTACGAATTTTGAGCGCCCTGCGGTACAGGAGCTTTTGACGATGGTCCAGGCCGGGAAGATCGACTGTATCATCGTAAAAGACCTCTCCCGGTTTGGGCGAAACAGCATTGAGACCGGCTATTTCATAGAGCGGGTATTTCCGCTCTACCATACTCGGTTTATCTCCGTCAGTGACGATTTTGACACCGCCAATTTCAAAGGAGATACCGGAGGGATTGACGTTGCCTTTAAGTATCTTATCAGCGAATGTTACAGCCGGGATATGTCCATGAAAACGAAAAGCGCCAAATATGCAAAGATGCGCCGGGGCGAATACCAGAGCGTCATCTGTCCCTATGGCTACCGCAAGAGCGCGGACGGGCGCATGGAGCCGGACGAGGACGTTGCAGGGATTGTACGGCAGATATTTGAATGGGCGGCTGACGGCAATACGGCTGCCGAGATCACGCGGAAACTGTATGCCATGAATATCCCTACCCCTGGGGAATACCGGAGGGATAAAGGGAAAGACCATTATAATGTGTCCAGGACACACGGCGTCTGGAGCAGCGGGGCGGTCCTGCGGATGCTGGAGGACCAGCGGTATATCGGCACTTATGTGATCGGCAAGCGTAAGGTACAGGAAATCGGCAGCCGCCGCATGAAGCTAAAGGATGAAAGCGAATGGTTCAAAATACCGGACCACCACCCGGCAATCGTAAGCATGGAGCTGTTTGAGAAAGCCAACGCTTCGATCAGGCGTTTCTCCCTTCCGAATAAAAAACGGCGCGACTACCTTCTCCGAGGGAAAGTATTCTGCGGCTGCTGCGACCATGCTATGTCACTTAGAAATGGAACGTGGTTTTACTGCCGTCACTCCGAAGTGGCAGAAACCCTTCCCTGCCATGGGGTAAGGGTGAAAATGGCTGATCTGGAGCAGGCGGTCCTTGAAACAATCCGGGCACAGATGTGTCCGGCGCTGGGGATTGACAGCAGCAAGGATAAGCTGAATTTGCAGACGGTCCAGCAGGCCGAGCATGAAGATAAGCTGCGCTCTATCCAGGACAGCAAACGGCAGCTTTATGAACAGTATGCACTTGGAGAGATTGACCTGGAAACCTACCAGGAGCGCAAGGCGGTATATGATGTGGATCTGGTGCAGGCAAGGAATGTCCATGCCGCCATTACCGCACAGACCAGGCAGATACAGAGCGATTATGAAGCAAAGCTGAAACAGCGTGAGATCGTTCAGGAAGTAGGCAGCGCCGACACACTGACGCAAGCCCTGATTGACCGGCTTATCAGTAAGGTCTATATCTTTCCGGGAGACCGGATCGAGATTGAATATGTGACACAGGATTTCTTAGGAATAAGCGAACCAGGAAAGGAGGCGT